GACTCCGCCATGAATATTGTACCGTCTACCAAGACTGGAAAATATGCATTGGGTAAATCAATCGTCTCATTAACTGTGTATGTATCAGGCGATGTTACATACTCACCTACTAATGTAACACTCGCTACGGGTCTAGGAACAAGAAAAAATTGTGTTGGATTACGTACATGCCGCATGTAATTCACTGGTGTACCGGGCGACTCTGTGCGCCACTCAGGATAAGTCTGATCTAATATCTCACGAGATACTTCAGTAAGTACGTCTCCGTTCTTTACTTGGAATATCTCGACTAATCGTACTGCACCAGCAGGACAACTTTGTACAACAGTATTAGCAGTAACCGGAATGTCCCCGATTACAGTAAATAAGTCAGGCCGAAGTATAGCCATACGCTTTAAGGTTGTATTAAGGAACCCTAGTAAAAGCGTATCACTATAGCGATACGGCGTCCTTGTATCTTGGACGACGTTTCGTACTTCGGCTATGACTTCTGCGGGTGTCATTCAGGTAGTCCTCTACTAGCGTCTGCTGCCAATTCTGCAGGAGTATAGACTGGTGGCTCAGGAATGTCAGCAGTTGTTAGATCAAGTGCAGCATTACGTTTCTTACGCTCTAGCTTTACTTTCTCTACAGCCTCTGGTTGAACGAAGCGTTCTGGGTATGCAACTTCCTCAGGGATGACTTCACACTCAGGATTACGTGAAAGAAAATCATCGTAGTCGTAAATAAAACCGTCTTTCTTTACACGAATGTACATTTTACTCATAATTATTTTCCTAACTTTTTTAGTGTTTGCGCTAATCGCGCACGTTGTCCGGTTTTACCCGGCATCTTTGCAGCCTTTGCTAGCTTATCCGTTGGGATAGTTTCGCCCTTCTTTATACCCATCGTTTTGCGTAAGGCACCCGGCTTCTTTATCGCGCCTTTAATCCAGTTAGATGAAACAGCCATGGTTATTTTCCTTTCGCCGCTCTCATGTTGTCCACTAAATTGGGGTAGGGTCTACCCGCTTTAGCAGCCATTGTCTTTGCTTTAGATTTTTGCGCTGGAGTAAGTTTCTTGGACGGACCAAGGTCTTTAGGGCGCGGTTTTTCCCAAACTGGTTTTTTCATATCAGCACTTCCATGCACGAAGGGATTTATTGATACGACTATTTGGATCATTCGCAGTCTTAGCAGAAGTCAGTTTCTTTTTCATACCCTCCATCCGGGCACAAAATGACTTCTTACGTGGACCACCTTCAGGTTGTGGGGCTTTCAGATTACCGCCAGTTGCCTTGTTATAGGATGCACGACCCTTTGCATTCAAACCACCTTGAGGGTCTTTTCCTTCCTTACGCTGCCACGCTGGGGTCTTAGCCATTACGCTATCCTCTCAGAAACAATGATTGCAGAAGGAATAACGGGGGCAATAGCCCCTGCCGCTGTGTGATCTAACGTAACCGTTACGTTCTCAGGCAACCACATAAGCTGCACATACTGTCCCGCAGTGACAGTGACGTAAAACACAATCTGGAACGCTGTATTACCGCCGTCCGAGGCTTTTGGAACTGTAATCCTAGTAGCTGACCTAGCAATGGCAGTACCGTTGAGCGCAAACCAAATCGTCGTATCGTGGTCGGCTGTGTCTGAATTCGCAAACTGTAGGTTCGGGGCAATTATGTACGTACCTGCAGCGGCAAACGTCAACCGTGTAAGGTTTGTCCCGTCAGTGACCATTGTGATACCAGCACCAGCAATATCAGTGGTCCCGAACTTAACCGCAGTAGCCGCAGACACGCTGCCAGTCTGGTCAGTTACATCACAGAACGCCGCATACGCACGACCAGTTAACACATTAAATGGAACTGCTCCTGCTGTTACGTCTATCTTTGATACAACAACGGAACCTGTGCCATTAGGCGTCAGATTTATATTACCGTTTGTGTCTATTGATGAGATTGTGTTCCCATCAATCTTAATATTGTCTGCAGTAATATCGCCAGCGGCAAGCACAAGATTTGTTACATTAACTGAGCCTGTGCCATTGGGGGTTATATTTATATCGCCATCAGTATCAGTTGAGGAAATAGTATTCCCATCAATCTTGATATTGTCTACTGACGCAGACTGTGTGCCTAACTTCAACGCAGTAGCAACACCAGTACCGCTGTAGACAACTTTCTCCGTAGCTTCGGGACCGTCGCTTACATGCAGTAACTGATCGAATGTATCAGCAATCGTGCTACCAGTTAGATTGGTTGGCATAACAAAATCCTTAAATCAGAGGAGGGGCCGAAGCCCCGTCCTATTAGCCAGCGGCCATAACTACCCAGTTGGTACCATCACATACTAATGTAGCCCATTTACCGGCGGTATTGCTAACAATCGCAGTACCAGCAGTATTAGAATCAATAGGTTTAACATTAGACGATGCGGAGACAACTGCGTAAGCAGCAATAGTTTTGATTGTTACCGCACGTCCTGTATTTGCCGAAGCAGTTGGGAGCGTAACAGTAATCGATGCAGAACCATTACATACAACATAGTTCTCAGTAGCAGCAAGAGTAAACGCTGCCGTCTTGATGACCGGAGCAGTAGACTTTAAATTGTTTGCTACAGAGAGATTGGTCGCGTTGATAGTGCCACTATTAATAGTGACATTATCTTGCGCTATACCAGTATAAAGACCCATATCAATCTCCTTAAAACGGGGGGCGTACCCCCCGCCTGATTAGTTAGCGTCCGCAACAATCGCCCAAACATTGATCACAGCGTTAGCTGGAACCGCAGTATTGAGCAGAATGTCGATGGTGTCCGCAGTAGCAACAACCGTAGGATTAGCTAGGTCAGCAGCCTTTAGACCAGTGCTACTAGTAGCAAGGTCGTTACCGTAACAGTTAGCAGCAGCAGGCGAACCGCCGGTATAGCCGACGTCTAGCGTAGCTGTGGTATTTGTAGTTTCCGCAGTCACTACGTTAATACCAGCAGACAAAACGATAGAGCTAGCAGGTAAGTTGATAACTTGCAGCGTGTCGGTTGCAGTCAGTGCAGTAGCACCAGCAGCAGCACGAGCAGCTACGATTGCAGCAAAGTCGAGTTTAACTTCAAACTTTGATACAGCGTTAACATCTGCAGGAAACGCAGCAGTGCCCTTGTTAAAGCCAAGGGTGTCAGTATAAGCAGCCATGATTATTCCTCCTATCGATTAAGCGAACTGGATAACAGCTTGAGCCAGTGCTTCACCCTTAGTAACTTTGTAGCCGTAGACTTGCAGACCACGGATGATGTTACCGAAGGTGGACTCAGAACGGATAGTTTCCATGTTCGTCATCTGTGAAGCAAATGTGAAACCCATCTTGTGACCAGCAATGATGCTGTACTTACCGGACGACACATACAGGTTGTGGCTGACATAGATCGTGAAACGATCAATCATACCCAAGCGACCATTACGCAGAACCGACATGCTATCACCAGACAGTGAAGCATCTTTCAATTCTGATTTCTTGATCAGGTTAGCCATCTTAGCTGGGATCACAATGAAACGATCCGACTCAGGGGCGTTAGCCTCGTCAAGAACAGTACCCATGTCAACGATCAGATCAACAACAGCAGTGGTTGTCGAAGCACCGTCTTTGGTAACAGTCAATGGGGAACCAGTGGTGCCCAAGTTAAACGAAGATGATTGCTCACCAGCGCTGCCGCCTTTGTTTGTCGCTGCAATACCGGGGAGAATATCTGTCAGAACACGTTGATCAATCTTGATCTTCATACGCTCAGAAGCGTCTTTTGACCAAGTATCCATCAAGTTGATGTCCGACTGAACCTTGTCCACATCATCTTCAACGCAAGCAAAGTATTCGCCTTTGTCGATCAACAATTGGATTTTTGGTTTGTCAGGGTTTTCAACAGTCAAAGTTTGACCTTTGACATATTCACGAATAGTGATTTCAGGGGTGGTGCGGATATTAACCGTATCACCGTACTGACGAATTTCACCTTCATAGTCGGTGTTCGAGATTGCTGCGAGCACGGTGGCGTCGTAGAAATTCTCGATCAGTTTACCCGACCAAATTTCAGGAATAAAGTTACCGCTATAGTTCGGTTTGCCCGACACATTTGGATAAGCCATGATAGAACTCCTCTAATCAAGCATTAGAAACAATACGACCTTCTCGCTGTGCGGCGAAAATGTCGCGTTCGATTCGGCCCCTCTCCTGTTCACGACCTTTGTATTTACCAGCACGAACATCATTAAAGAATTTTTGAATATCGTTTGGTGAATACATAGCTGCATTGTTGGCTGAAGTAGGTGCTCCCGCTGCGCGTGAACGCCCCGGAGTAACTTG